TAACACCTTCATTACTGCTAGCATATAAGGAACTTGTCTCAATGGGATAATTGCCATTATTTTATATACGAAAAAATAAGAAGATGTTTAAGTGGTTATAAAATTATAAATGTCGGTGAAGTTTAATCACCAGAAGTATTATTAACCCCAACAAATCTCATTGAAAATCGGCTATGCGTGGATGATCCTCCATAGTCACGGCTTTCAGAGCAGTGTGCTCGCACATCAATGACATCACCTTTCTTAAGAAGCACGTCAAAGGTATGAGATAAACGCATTAAAGTCAAGCCGTTACCACTACCAGCCACTCGTGTCATTTCCTCTAACATTACACCGTTCTTATACACCATAACTGTAGCGGTAGCTGACGGACTGTAGCCAGCTGACGTTACAGCTGCTTTAGCAGAGATTGTATAAATACCACTCACTGGCACGGTAGCTTGATGAGTACTTTTATTAAACATTTTGGCTGTATCATACTCTACCGAATTGTAATTAACTATTGATACACCTCCACCCGCAAGAGCGTCCCATTTTGAGGTAGTAGCGGCAAACATAGGCATTGTCGTAAAGTCTATATTATGCGGCATAAACTTGCCGTGATTGATGACAATCATTTCATCTGTAATTGTAGTTGTAGAAGATTCGGTTGTGATATTAGCAATGACCGCAATAACAGCCTGCGAGCCAGTAGCGCCGTCTTGCGTCACAGCCTGTCTAATCTGAGATTCAGTTGGCGCCACTGGTGTCGCAGAAGTAGAACCATAAACAACGATTAAGCCACATGATGACGGCGAGCCTGTAGTATTAGTATCTGTAGAGTTTAGTGCGATATTGTCAGAATAAGCCACGACACTTGCAATGCGTTTGTTAGAGCTTGGCGCAGTAATTCTAATAACCTGCTGACCGACAATATCAAGCGCGATCAAAAAGCCACTCGGTAATTTGCCTAGCACGACATCTGGGTTATCGGTTGTTCCTCCCACTAATACATTCATGTCGGCTACAGTATTTCTAACGACTCCACGTCCCGAAAACAGCCCGTCAGAGTGCTGCTGTGCCCACATATTCGCTTCATACACACTACCCCGCCCGTTCGGACGAGAACGTAATCTAACAATTTTTCCTGGATTGGTAAAAGCCATAATTCTCCCCTTAATTGAATTACCGCAGTTTGCCGCAAGCGTGGCGTGATTATTTATCTGTGGTTATTATATCATTATTTTATACTTTAGTAAATTTCCCTCGCGTTGAGCCTGTAGCAATGACGCGAATATAGAAATCGACCTCCACAGCTGGCGCAACAATTCCAAGCATCACTGCCGCTTCGCCATCGGCTTGAGGTAGCTGATAAAAAGTCATTTTGGGAAATTGTGTTGAAAAATCAGCGTTAGCTGACACCTGCGGAAATAAATCTACAAACAGAGGACCGTCTTTTGGCTTAATGTCCGGAATAAATTTAATCACCACGTCAATTATACTATTCCCGCCACCGCGAATATGAAATACCTGTGAAACTTGCAGAATAAAGTCAACCAACGAAGCCGCGACCGGATATATAACTTTCCTGGTGGCATTTTCATTTTCAAGTGCTCTAATCCTTGATTCTACATTCATGCCACTTATGCTCCTATATTTTTCAACGTTAAATCACCATCAAGCATCGAATGAACAACGACATCATAAGTAGTAGGCTGCCACGGATCAAGCCCATATCGATAAATCACCCACTGTGCACCATAAGCATAATTTGTGCGCCTTACACGAGAAACCGAGCCTGAACTAGCCTTCAGTTCCAACTGAGCGATTGTAGGAATTCTTTTTTTAGTGGTTAATGTCACTAAAACCCTTTCAGTACTATTAGTAGGAACACTCCAAAAGCCGGATAGCCGATTTGGTATAGTCGTGATTTTTGCGCTACGAGAGTATAGTGGAATTTTAGTCGCCGCTTGATAAAAACCTTGCTTAAGAGCCTTCGATTCGCGCTCCAGCTTATCTAACCACTTTTCAAGATTCATTGAACTCTCCTCATCGACAAAGTCCCAGCGACAGGCGATATCGCCTGCACAGTTAAGTCACAGTGGGCGCCATCGTGGTCTGGAATCCACCACGCAGATGCATCTATAATTATCGCGAATTTAACATAATCTTCACCAATCTCTTTAACCTGTGACCACCAACCATATTCTTCATCGGCGTTTGGATCTCTACCTGTCACACCTGGATATGTATGAGGATTTTGATCATGATCGTATGACAGCTGCACCAGAGGCGGTTTTTTGATTCCGTCAGAACGTCGAAAGACAATCTCCCATTCAGCTGTCGCCGTCTTGTCTGGCGCCAGGTATTGGCTAATAAAACCACTCCAGGTGGCGGTCTGTAGATTATTTTGAGCTAGCTGTCCATAATTCAACGGTGCCGCGACTTTCTGGGACCGCTGCTCACTCTCGATTGACATTAGTCGACGCGTCGTGTTGTCGTTAAACATCAATCAACTCTCCGTAGGCGTGGCGTCACAGTGGCAACGCCTTGATTATCCCAACTCGTTTCCATCGCAATTATCCGCATCCAACCGCTGAAGTCACTGCCGTCGTCGTTTTCTTCCTGAAATCTAAACTCATCGCCGAGTGCTAGCCCATTGTTTTCGTTAGCTGAATCACCCCAGATAATAGGTCGCCCTACCAACTTTATCTGCGGAACTAACGAATCAAAACTGCGCTGTGCTAAGGATTTTTGAGCATACTCTGCAACTGCCGCTTGAGATTTGAGGTTTGATTGCGTTTCATAAACTCGCCAGTAGCAGTTGTCTTGAACAGCCGCGTGATTGCTAGCACTGGCAAGCTCGGCAGTATCCTCACCAGTTTCAGGATTACCAACCTGCCCATTGCCAGCAACCAGCACATCACTAGCATAGTCGGCAGACTCTTCGACTGCATAGCCGCTAGCCCATAACTTGTAGACTCCGTCACTCGGGTATCGTATGATGATATTTTTACGGCTGCCACGCGGTTTGAGAATATCAATAATCTGCTCGTTATGATTGTCTGGGTTGACACGAAAAACCACGTCAAACTTTCCAGTTCCTGTTTCATTATTCATCGCATCGCACAGCGCCTTACTAACTGTCTGAAAATCATTATATTCAACGGTCTTCAACCTAAGTTCATTCACAATGCCAAATTTCCATCTGACAGTCTCGCCAGCGTTTTTCGCTCTTGTGATAAACTCGCTAATCAAGCTTTGAGCAAAGATATGTCCAGGTGTATTTGAAAAGACACGGTGAGGTGACTTCGTGTTATTCTTGTCACACACCAAATCGCCGCTTAGCCTTGCGAAGTGTTCAAAGAACTTTAAGTCTAGCTGCTGATCAGATCCATAACCGCTACGTGCCGGTCTAGTTGCCAAAAATCCAGAAAAGCGAGGTAATCCGTCAACTAAAAATACCATGTGAGTTTTGCCGACACGTAGCAATGACTCTGGATTATCGTCCAGTCGTATCTTTGCATGTTTTTTGAACTTGGACCAGCTAATGCTAAAAGTAAACTGATCAGCTATCGCTGAATCTGACTCGCTTTTTAACGTCTCGCTCAGCGCTCGATTTTGAGCAAACTTATTGAAGTCGCCAATTAGCGTATCGCCAATATACAGCAATAGCTCGTGTTTTTTATCTGAACTAGCCAATGACATTATTCCACTCCAACTCTGATGTTGTGGCTTCACCACCTTCCACATCAAATCCAACTAAATTATTTCCCGGAGCGATTGATAGCTGACCAATGACATTCCTCGAAACGATAGTACCGTTTAGTCGCGCCTCACCGGTCGAAAAATCAACAACAAGCGTCTGAGTTGATGATATGCTGCCACGGTAAGTTGCCGACGTGTCTGTCGTATTATTCTGAATTGATGGATTGACAGCAGGACCTCGTAAAACCCAAACAGGATAGACCTTAACGGTCGACGAAACAAACACGCTACTTAGCCCACCGCTTGCACCAGCCCAGACCTCGCCAACTGTATCAAATACTTGCCCTTTGCTGTCCCAAACCTCACCGCCAGTTGCGGCCGAGACGCGACCCAGTTTTACGTTATTTGAATACACCTCATGTCCATCACTACCTTCAGCATACTCAAACAAGACTGAGTTGCCTACTTTGAATTCGGTTGAAAATGTCGTATTGCCTTCATCTGCTGGCACAGGCAAATCTAAGCTGCTACTCCGCCAAGCCCCTTTAATAGCAAATAGCTGACCGTCTCGTTTTCCATACACCAAAGTAAATGTATGATTAGCGGCAAAGAAGCTACTAATCATACTGTACAGCTTCCAGAAGCCACTCTCTTTAGGCAGGATCAGCCCATTGATTGATTGAGTGTAAGTAGACAGTCTCTGACGAATCATTTCGCCACCATCAGTATCTGTGTAGTCTATGTCTGAAGTATCGAGATCTGGGCGTTGTAGTAAGCTATTGTCAGCGCTCAGCCTTACCTCAGAACCAGTAAGATCTAGACGCTCACCATCATCTCTTACTACTGCCACCAAGCTAAATTTACCACGTAAAGTTATCATCCCATCACCCTCCCTTTTTGCAAGGCGATTATTTTACTAATTTCGTCAGCAAGCTCTTTTGGATCACGATTATAACCGTTGATGTTAATAGTCTGGTATAACGTATTGCCAGCGCTGCCAGTCGTGTTTATGTCATTCAGCTTGTCGTAGCCAATCTTACGTGCAGATGACGCCTTAATGACATACTCGCCGTTTGAGAGTAGCATTGGAATTGAATCGCTAGTTGGACCGCCAGGACCGAATACTGGACCACCCTTAGCGCGCTTGCCCAGCTTAAAGCCGGATAAATTGACTGGGTTAGCCTTTACACCAACCGCTTTTAGAGCATTTCCGATACCAGGAATATTGATGATATTATTAATCACTTTATTCAGCGAATCTTGCAGTAAATCAATCATGCCGTCTAACAAGCCAGCAGTAAAGTTGCGTGTGATGCCGTAGCCGGTGCCATACCAGTCTTGCCCTCCAACAGAACTGATCAAGTTAGCGATAGAGTTGATGATTTTAGATATTCCATTCGATATAGAATCCACCACTCGCGATATAGCATTACCAGCACTCTCAATTACACCGCCAATTGAATTGAATACGTCGGTCAGACCGCCAGCTACTGCGTTTGTGAGCGGTATGACAGCTTCATTGGTTAGTCTGATTATAGTGGTAGTAACCGCACCCAGCACGACCAAAAACGTTCCCACCAAAAAGGCTGCCAGCGGGATTACTACCATATTCAGAAAATCTCTCAGCCCTGGCGATACGATACCCAAAGCTCCGCCAATCAACAGGATTGCGGCTGCCACACCGGCAGCGGCTGCAGTGAATGACAGTACACCCACCAGCACATCCGGTGATGCCAAAGCCTTAAAGAATCCAGCAACAGTCTCGCCTGCACCTTTGAAGAACTCTTTTACCGGCTGCCAAGCACCCTGTATGGCACCACCAGCCAAAGTCCCCATCTCCTTAAAAAAGTTAGCCATACTTTTACCAAAGGTGAACTCCTTAGGCGATTTTTTTACCGCAGACGATAGCTTATCTACGCCACCAGCTACCGTGTCAGCAGATGTGCCGACTGCGCTGCCTGCGCCCTCCATTGTTTTCGTCACAGCATCAACTGAACCTTTAGCAGCCTTCAGATCTTTGAATTTACCTATCAACGTCTGAGCGCCGCCGATGACGCCAGTAAAAATACCTTTACCTAGTTTTGCCCACGGCTTTAATGTATCAAGCGCAGAACGCGCACCGCCTGTAGCTATCTGCAGAGCCTTGAATCCAACAGCTAACTTTACAATATTAGCGATTAGCTCTGGATTGTTTTTAGCAAAGTCAAATAGCTTGCGAATAGTATCCACAGCGTCTTTTAATCCCTGAGCTAATTCTGGCGATTGCTTTTTAATCTCCTCAAAAACAGTCTTCAGCATGCTTTTTATGACTGGTGCCAAATTCTGTAAGAATTGTTTTGCGCTGGCTAGAAATATATTAAACGACTCTTCAAAATTACCGTTTGGATCAGCCAGTGACGTCAGCATATTATCAAAAGCAGCTTTAGCAGCATTAAAACTACCACTAATTGTCGATGACGCTTCCTTAGCTGAAGTGCCAGTAATATCAAGCTTAGTTTGAATATTATGTATAGCCTCGATAACCTTATCAAACGGGATACTGCTGACGTTTTTAGCTGTCGCCTTAAACGTCTTACCCATCACACCACTATCGTTGATAAGGCGCGCCATCTCACTTGCAGTACCACCATAACCCAGCTTCAAGTTGTCGAGCATGGTATAGTTGTTCTTTGCAAATCCCTGATATGCGTACTGAATTGATTCCATCGACGTACCCATTTTATTTGCATTGTCAGCCATGTCAGTGATAGCCATGTCTGCTATCTTCGTGGCTTTAGCGGTATCACCCTTTAATCCCTGTAATAGCGACGCGGAAAAACTCGTAACAGTATCCATATACTGATTAGCTGATAACTGAGCTGTTTTGTATGCGTTCTTTGCGTATTGGACCACCTCACCCGAATTCTTCTTGAAGAGTGTTTCCACGCCACCAACAAGCTGCTCATACTCAGCGAACTGCTTAACAGCATATGTAGCAATACCGCCCAGTCCAACCATCGCGCCAGCTGCTAGTGACTTAAATTTAGAGAACGCTTCATCAGACCGTTTGCCAAACTCTGAAAACGCCTCACCAAAAGCCGCTTTAGATGACGCCAAAAAACTGCTCTTAAATTTAGAGCCAAAGTTATTGCTGACACCATCACCAGCGTCACCAAGTGCTTTCTTGATGTCGTTAGAAACCCCTTTGAGAGAGGGCTTTATCTGAATCCATGCTGTACCGATTGAAGTTGCCATAAAAATGCGAATAAATAGTTTATTTATCCGCATTTGCCGCAAGCGTGGCGTTGTAATGATTATATTATATCATATGCTAAGGTTTTTGACAAAAGACCCCAGCCAACCTGGCTTAGTTTTCAAAGCGCCAGCAGTCCGCTTGTCAGCAGCCTTAATCATCACTCGTTGACGAAATGCCGTCGGCTCTGTCATAAGCTCAAAGTTGCCCTCAAAACCAAACTCCACTACAAATTGCGCTCTCACTGTATCCAGAATACGATTCATGTTCTGCATCTGGATCTGTGCTATACCTGGATTGTTGCGAAGTATGTCCGCGCCGCCAGATTTATCAAGAATAAAATCTACATTTGACATATCTACATAATATCACATAGTATATTATTTTGCATTTTGAGTATACTATTGTTACAATAAATGCAAGTTTTAAGATAAAAGAGGATATTATGTCTACAGAGTTTCAAGAGAAAGCTTGTGAAAAAGCATTACGCGAATATCGCAAAAAATACTTAACAAAAAAGGAAAACCTCAACGCTGATGAATCGACAGCGCGATTGATGGTCAATAGTTTACTCAGCGCCGTGCTTGGATACACGCTGATTGACGAGATAAAGACTGAGCATATGATACGCGGTACCTACGTTGATTATGTCGTACAATTAAACAAGAAGATTCATTTTATTGTTGAAGCCAAAGCAACTTCTATCGATCTAAATGAACGGCACTTAAAACAAGCGGTTGACTATGCCTCAAATGAAGGCGTTGACTGGGTCATTCTGACAAATGGTCGCTGTATTGAGTTGCACCGTGTCATTTTTGAGAAGCCGATTCGCTCGCAGCGTATCTTCGCATACGACCTGACAAATCTGTCAACAATCCGCACTGCTGCTAAGCACCTAGTTAATCTTACTAAGAAATCTGTATTGAAAGGCGATCTAGACAAGTACTGGAAGCGATTTGATGCATTGACCGAAGACAATATGAGAAAAGCTATCAAGTCACCTGATGTCATTCGTAGTTTACGCTTGTTCATTAAGAAAAAGTCAACAATCAACTTCACCGACGCTGAAATTGCTAAGGCTCTTGATAAACTGATCAGCTAGTCCTGATATTGCGCGTTCGGGTTCAGATGTTGCCACAAATCTTTTAAGTCATCCTGCTCTTCCGCTTGCTGTTTCTTACGATCTTTATCAAGCTGCTTACGCATTTCAGTGACATACTCTGGCTCAAACTTCTTCATAGCTTTAGCAGGCTTAGCAGTTTTGCGCTTATTCATATTATAATTCAATGTTGTGAGTATATTCAGCTCTTGCAATATTTGACTCAACGTTTCGTCGCGCCATGTCCAGCTAGCTGCTGGCAATAGCTTACGGAAAATCCTGCTTTCTACTGGCAAATTCTCAAATAGCCTAGCATAGCGTAAGAAACCGCTTCGACGTCCGTCGGCAATCGGGCAAGCTTCTAATAAGTTCAGATGGTAATACTGTTGGAAATCAGCTTCAACTAGACTAAATTCTTCCACGAACGCCGCTGCGCTCGATTGCCAGCTTTTGGGAAACATTCGTCCACCTTCGCCGTAATCTCTAGTAGCGCTTTCTGCGAGAAGTAACCATATTCTTTCTCGATATAAGCACGGATGTCATCATAGACCTTATCGCCGCCAATCAACGCCATGTACATAGTCACTAGCTCAGAGATATTGCCAGTTCGATGCGCTTCAGATAAGTCACTAATGAAATCAAAGTCGTCCATTAGCTGCATATTTACATCAACCGTGTATCCATCCCAAAGTTCAATTGTCTTTTTTGGCTCGCTCGCCATATTATCCCTCCATAAGAATTACGTGATATATATTATAACAAAAAAACGACTATTTTGCAAGTCGTTTTTCTGCGTGTACTCTTCCCAGCCTCTAGGATTTCTTAGAGTAGTACTCCTTTACATACACCAATTTGCCAGCGGCATCTGCAAACTTATACGCAGTCAGAGATACCGGCACAGTGATAGCATCTGAGTTGTTGAACGTCATGTCACCAGAACGATCAGTAAACTGTGCGTCGCCTAGAATTTGGCGGTGACGTCGGACCCCGCCACTGTTAGTCTCGATAGTTTCGCAGACAAACACACCGTGAGGCAAGATTTCACCAGTGTCATCAATGGTGATTGCGCCATCAGTTTCAATCTTGACATTGCCCTTACCATAGCGGAACTGCAAGACTGATACGCGCGACGACTCTAGCAAATTAAACGTAAAGTTACGTCCGTAGCTTGTCTGGTTTCGGGCGACAGTTTCAGGACCCCAGGCTTTAATGTCATCTCCCTCTTCTGCCGTCGTTGAGGTCAGACCATCTTCAGTCACATAACCCAGATTTACGAATTCGCTTGCGAGTGGTGTGGTGGCGTCAGTTGGTAGCGTTGTACCCAGAGGCGCCCAGTATAGAGCGCCTTTCGGGTTAGGCAGACCGATCGCAATATTGCTCTTGTCGTTGCCCATATTACGCCGCCTTTACAACAGCAAACGCCTTAGTGTCCAAAATCTGGAAGCCAAACGGCAACTCCATGCGGATACCAATTTGGTTGTGTCCAGCCAAGTCTTTGCCTGTATTATCAAAGTCACCAGCGGTGTGAACGCGCCATTCAGCTACTCCAGCAAAGCCGAGAAGCAATTGACTCCAGTCACCAAGCACCAGCTTAGTTTTCTTGTCGCGCGCAACTTCTGGTGATGTTGCAGCAGGTTTTCCAGCCAACATATTACCACTCAAGCCGAACACACCCAATTCTGGATATTTCTTCTGGTTACCCTCGATAACCGTTGAGAGTAGCTTGGATGCATCACTTGAAATAGCCACACCATTGATATTCTGCTCCGCCAGCTCGGTTACAGCCGTAGCAAAGTCTGTATCAAGAGTTGCCGCAGTAGTACCGGTCGTTGGAACTAGAATGCTTGAGCCAGCTTTAGTCATGTAGGTGGTTAGCTCAGTGTCAACTGTGCCAGTAGATGGATTCATACCATGTAGCACGATAGTATCCAAATCTAACCCCAACGACTTTGTTAGCCAGTTGTCAACTAGGCGGCTAATAAAGTCAGCCTGTTTTGCTTCTGTCCAGCGCATAAACTCTTCAGTGACGCGCTGCGAATAGACCAGCTTCGCTGTCGTGAACGGCTTAGATACTACCTTGCGTCCGTTGTCAGGCTTTGCACCGCCTTCATGGACAAGCGCACCGCGAGCGCGACCTTCCATCACAAACGGCTTGTTTTCGCCAATGTTAATAGTCGGTGTTTCAGGAACTAAAGACAATACAGCTCCCGAGAAAGTGCCGCCAGTTGAGAACATCTTATCAAGCGGCTCAGCAATATCAAGTGTGTGCAGATCAGTTACTGCCATAATATTACCCTCCTTGGATAATAGTTAGGTTAATTAGATCGTAACCTTTACACCCGTACGCGTCTGAATCGCGCTAGCTTTACCTGGTTGCTGTCGGTTCGGTGCGGTTGCTCCGCCGCCAAACTTCTCTTTCAGGTTGTCAGCTTCTTTGCGCATATCTTCCTCGGTGCCAGTACCAAGATATTTCTCAGTGCCAGGCTTGAAGCCATACTCAGCGGCAATAGTCTTCTGTAGAATTGTCGTCTCTAAATCTTTGTTCTTCGACGTCAAATCGTCAATCTGAGGTTGATATTTTTCCTTAGCGTCTTTCTCAGCCTTTTCAGTGATAGTGTTTGTAAGTTCGTCAAGCACTGATTTTTCTACGTCTTCGCGAATCTTTGCTGATTCGTTCTTGACCCAGCGCTCGTGGCGTTCCTTGAACATATCGTCTGTGCTGACTTCTGTAAATTCGCCTGCGTCGTTTTTGGTGTAATATGTCACCCTTTTATTCCCTCCGTCAAAAGTATACGTACCCATATTATAATACATACTTTACAAAATCACAAGCCATAATTATAGTATTTATTTAGTTTTTGAATCGTTCTGTAAATTATCAACGATACTCGTGATAACTTGATCAATTTCATTACTCGATAATCCTGCATTACGCCATACCGACCGTTGCATCACGATACCTGGCGCCACCTGCGCGACCTTATTTAGACCGTCGCCAAATTTGCTGATATCAGACCGATAAATCGGCAGCCACACCGGCAAGATAGCGTCAAGTTTCTGTCGTAAATTGTCGTCTATTTTCGTCACGTTATTCTTATACATCCATAACGTCATTGCGAAGTGCTTCAGCTGATTACCGATTTCTTTCTGCCACTCAATGATCGCTTCGCGCAGGTCATCGCCGACAATCTCCAATGATTCAGGCGACTGCGGCGCGTTGCTTGACAGCCCCAGATTATTCAACGACAGCTTCGTATCAGCACAAAAATTACGCGCCGACATCAAAAGCGAATCGTTAAACGGTGCCATAGCATGCTGCGCAAACTGCGCCACTTGCGGTATCTGACCGTTCTCGTTCGACGTAATTTTTAAGATATCGCCTGTCTGCGACTTGATCACGTCAACGTCTGTCTCGTTATCGACACCTAGTAGAATATCGACTTTGGTGTTGTAGTGGTACGCCGCAACAATAGCTTGTCGAACTGTACGGCTAGCGTCAATTAATGCATCGCGAGATGACCGGACCAGCACAGTCCTACCAAACGGCTGGCGTGTCGTCGCTTTGTGTGTCAGCATTGTCATCAATGGACGTCCGGTGCGATTATCGTATGAGCTCAGAGTCTCGTTCTCACACACTATCGTTTTGTCACTAAAGAATTGCATATAGCTGTCGGGACCATCAATAACGCTCGGTGTGCTACTGCGGCGGAACACCGCCACGCCAGACTTCAGATTTTGCGTATACCAATCGTACACACCTGTCGCCTCCAGCGCAGTAAACGGCATCACCTTGTCACCTGCCAAAGCCAAAAAGCCGATACCGCACACCAGAATATCTTCCTTAAGATTGTCAAACGCCTCGCGGACCTTATATTCATCCATGATCTCATTCAGTCCGATAGTGTCATTCTCAAACCTATCAAACCGCGTTTTGTTTGCGCGCATCTCAACAGCACGCCTACCCCAGCCGACATGTTGCCTAGCGATTGATCGTGCAATTTTACTCGTTTCGTAGTCGCTGTAGCTGAATGTACCATCATAGAACGGATATTTACCAATCGATTTATTAAGCTGTGAATAAACCCATTTCCAGTTATCCAGTATCATCCCCTAACTCCTCTCAATACACCAATCTGCGACTTACCAGATATCTTACTCAAACCCAGCATTTGTAGTTCGCTTTTCTTAAAATATAAGTCGCTAGCAGGATTAGTAAATGTCATGCTTTCTGAATATGGGCTTGCTGACTGCGACCATTGCGTGGCTGGTGGCGCATCCGCAGGCGTCAGCATGGCACGCTTCACGGCTGACAACACTACAAAGTCTACCGACTCAGCAAATACTTTGCTAGAGTCGTTTTCGATAATCTCATCCAGATCGACATTGTTGTTTTTAGCGATCAGCCGCAACTGAGCAGATGCTGCATGAATAAGCGCCTCAGCCCGCCTTTCCTCGTCAATATCCAAGGCTCGCCATACTTCGGCTAATTTTTCTTTAGTAGTAAAATCTTTGAGTTCTGCCATAAAAAATGCGAATAAATAGTTTATTTATCCGCATTTGCCGCAAGCGTGGCGTTGTAATGATTATATTATATCACTTTTTCTTGCTTTTGCCAGCATCTTCAGTTTCGACTTCAGTGTCAGATTCAATTTCGGAGTCTTCATCATCGGAAGCCTCTATGAATTCTCCCTCTGGCTTCACTACTTCCCAAGCAGATTCAGCAATAATGGTGCCATCCATCACTTCAATTGTTTCGCCAGATTCTTTGTTACGAATAATCATTATAATACCCTCCTTTGGTTATTTACTATATTATACCATTTTATACACATGTCCACAACAGGATGTCTTAATATATACGCTGTGCGATACAATATCTGTCCCATCTAGACGGCGTATTTTCTTTAATCAGCGGTACAGTCGTACCAACGACGTGATACGAGTGTCCTTTGTAGTCAAACCACGCTCCATCGACAGTCTCACTGCTCGTCTTCGGGATATGAACCATCACCTCAGGCTTGGCTGCGGTCGGCGTACTCGTCTGCGACACCAAACAATCCTTGATCGTAAAGCTCGACAGCGTGCCGTCCTCATTAGGTCTGTTCTTAAATTCAATATCTATGCCAATCATAGTTATCCTTTCTTAAAATTCTTTAGCACGCCATTGCGTGAATTATAGCCGCTTACCTCAAACACGCAGTCGCATTTGTGGTGGCGCTTGAAATCATCGCTCGTCGGATTAACGTATACTCCTGCTTTTTTCTGGCACCAAGCGCAGTCTGGCTTGCCGACATTAGCGCGCCGTGTCAACGTTGGGTGTTTTTGCATAGACTTTGCATTCTTAAAAGCTTCGTGCTGCGCCGTCGCCAACACCACATCACAATACTCTTTCAGCAGCATCGCGGCAGTCTGCCGATTCAGCGCGCTGTTGCGCACGATTTTCGCTGCCAGCCGTTCCGCCTGATCAGCCATCTCCGCACCATATCCGCCACTTAGCATCGCCGCCGAGCCAAACACCTCGCTCGATAGCGAATACAGCTTGCCATGTAGCTCGCGACCAGTCCGCTTCAACACATCCGCCACCAACTCTATTTTTTCATCTGGCGAAATACCCTCATGTAAAATAGCCGCTATAGCCTTATTAATATCGCCAGTAACATCCAGCGTTATTTCTGAAAAGTCCACGCTCGTATCCCCTTGATGATATTATCTACGGTAGCTATAACCTTTTTTGAAAACTCTGGTGTCGGTTCTAAAAACTCAGCGTCATCCATCGCCTTTAGCTCGTCAATTTTCTTACTCGCCCAAGCAACCGACTTGTTGTCAGTGTCTTCCAACACCACACCTTTGCGCAGTGCCAGATCAGCCAAATAGTCACGCTGTCCCTCCGTCATAATACCCATATTATACCATCATCTACCCCTTAAATCAATCACCCGCGCACCCGCCAGAAAAACTCGTTTTTTTTCTCGCGTGAAAATAGCCCCACTCACCGCGCTTGGCGCCTCTGGGACCGGGATATACACCCTCCCCGCCACCATAAAATTATATTATGTCAATATTTTTACAAAAGTATCATACTATTTTATAATAAGTTTATGGCACAGCGTAGGAAGTATGCAACAGCTAAAGATCCACGACGACAGTTCCCAAAACTGCGAGAGGATTTGCGCAAAAGAGTTTATGCTATGCAAGATACTTGTGGTATCTGCGGACGTGAGGTCGATAAGACTTTGCCAGCAGGTAGCCCGATGTCACCAGAGCTAGACGAGATCATACCAGTTTCTCGTGGCGGTTCGCCTTATGACATAGATAACCTACAGCTTACTCATAGGATATGCAACAGGCGTAAGGGAGCAAAGATGCCGGGGGATGATTTGCCAGACGATATCAACCCTACGCCAAATTCAAGAGCTTGGTAGGGCGGGGCTTGTTTTAGCAAAAGGAAAAGCGCTCTGACAAACAGAGCGCTATATAACAACGACTGCTAATCACAACAATCGCACAGCTATGATACTACTTTTTAAGCGACTGCTCAAGCCGGTAGTTTATCTCACCAGTTACGCTACGACCGTTTTCAGCAGCAAGCACCACAAGCCGTTCATACACTTCCTGCTTAATTCTGACATTATAAACTGGTGTAGGTATCTCAACCTTAGATTTAATAAGCTTTCCATTCTTTTTTACAATTCGATTTACTATTGGCATAGCATTTCCTTTCTTTTTAGAGGACCTTAGCGCCAAGCGAGGCGTTAAGTTTTATATTAGTTGTAAGTCATTCTCTATCTGATAAGCGATCGCTTCTTGGTCTAACACCTCTTTTAGTTTATTGAGCGTGTTCATCACCTTTTGACGTTCGTCTGATAGATAGAGTACTGCTGTTTCTTCTACCTCGCCCCTCCAGCATCCGATGACTGGATAGTCGAGAGTAAAAGCTTCGTGATTAGCGTTTACGGTTGATATTATCTTGTCGACCTCAAGTTTTTTAGTCTTGTTATTGCTTCCGATAAAAGCTTTTATTGTGATTAGTTTCATTGTTATATCCTCTAATTGTTAATGTGCCTCGCTTGACTGTCTTTATTATAGCAAAGTTGCACACACAATGCAAGCATTTTATGTGCATTTTATGAAAAAAGTCAGAGATTTTTTATTAAACCTGTGGAAAACTCTAGGACTGACCGAGATTGCCAAGCACTTGCTGCCAGCGATCAGCTCTCATCTTTTTATCCTTAGCAGTAACCTGTTTTTTCGGAAATACCTTTTGCCCCCAAAAAGCAAACGTTGCAGCGTCGAGAGGCGCGGTTGATAATTTATCGGTCATACTCTCCCAACCGAAACCACCATGTTGACCAAGTGACCGCTCTTTCGTTATACGGACCGTCTGGTTTAATAGCGGCTGATCGTAGTGAGATAATTCACCTCTGTCAATAGCATCTCTCATAAATTGATGCGCTGCTACCACCTCTTTCATATTCGGCAGAATGATACGCTTTTTAGGAATGCCAGCCTGTATAAGCTCCTCAAATAGTATCGGCGCTCCAGTCGCTCCATCAAGTATAATCACTGCTGCTTGCCTCCAACGCTCGATCAGCCATTTCGATAAACGATGAAATCCCTCGCTCATCGGGCGGCTCATCACCACCTCGACATGCACACGACCATCTTTTAGTGGCTGCGCAACTACCAGGGACCACGAGCTTCTGTTTGGGGGGAACTTTACAGAATATACAGGCTTAAAGCCGTCATCAAAGTCAGGTTTCTCGGTAGCAAGGTCATCCCAATCGGCTTGTTTAATCGCTCGCTTATTATCAATACCATCCCACCAACCAAGCCGCATACGATTAAAATCATCTATTGTCATACTGTCAGCTTCAGTCTGTATCACCTTTTCAAGCAAAAATATATTCAGCGAGGGATTGGTGTCTAGCCAAGCTTCCTTGTCATGTACGTCAGTAATCTTTTCAACTCCCCACTCAGTCCAAACACCAGCAGCACCTTCTAGCTTGTTTCGCCTATTCCTGGCAAACACCTCACCGACAGTTTCAGCCATTGGTGGCGTTCCGGCGTAGATAATTTGAGGATTGCCCGTCTTAGCTGATGCAGTCGTTGGCACCAGTGCTGATTGATGTGAATCAAGCATCTCTGCAGCCTCATCACATATCAGATCATCATTAGTAGACCCCAAACCACCCATGCGCGTCCTAGTGTAGAAATGATACTCAGCGCCGTTCAAAAATTCGATAAACTTATAATTCCTTGGTTTTTTACGAAACCTCGGCGTTAATAAATTGAATATTTCTTGATGTTCATTTTCATAGAAAAAATCTTGCACACGTTTAATAACAACGTCAACTGTATTCTGTTGCTGAGCAGTAAATAAACCCTTAGCTTTGCGGAAAATAATACCATAAATAATCCGCGCTACAATAATCTCAGTTTTGCCATTTTGGCGAGGTACGCTCAAGCCGCAATCAAGATTGACAAAATTACCGTCCTCATCCTCAGCCAGCCAACGGCGCAGTACCAAACGCTGCCATTCAAGCAGTGTCATACCATATTCATCGAGCAGCTCAAATAAAAGCTCGGCTTTTTCAGTATTGCCAGGACTGTATAAATCAATTCGCGGTATTTGGTTATTTTTTTGCTTTTTTCGCGGCATTAGAGGTATCCTTAATCACCTTTTTATTTTTCGTCGCTCTCACAGCCTTAGGCGCGGTTTTAGCCTTTTTAGGTGTAGATTTGGCTGGTTTTTTTGCTTTTTTCGCGGCATTAGAGGGCGCTGCCGCCTTCGCTAGGACCTTTTCCAGGACCGAACCAGATTTTGGACGACGGGACCGAATATTCTGCAGTTCTTTTCTAAAAATATTGATATTCTGCGACAACCTCGCCACTTCCTGTTGTGAAATACTTGACGAGGTGAGCTGTTCAACGTTTTGACGGATCAAGCTTTCATAAAACTTCTCGTCATCATCACCGATCGCAAGATCCATAATGTCAGTTTCAATCTCTTTGTCGAGCCTGCCCTTATAAAGCTTGTCCATTTTGCCAGGATTATCAAAGATATCAATCCAGCGCATAGCAGCCGCATATCCATCGCCAGGAAGTCTCGCTTTTAGTTCTTCTATAGAATCAATCAGTTCAGCGGCAGGTATTTTTCTAAAAAACTCTAACCATTCATCATAGCCATAATTTTCAGTGCCTTCCAAATTCATCACCGCTGCCCTCCAATATAACTTTTATTATTATAACATAAATTAGCTATTCCGCCAGCTCTATTATAGTCACTTCCACACGAGGATTTTTTCTATCAACACCGCCAAAACTTATTATTAGGCGATTAACTATTCCACAACAATCATCTTCTAAATAACCAGCATCGACTAGCAGGTCGAGTATGCTACTTGCCATGTTATCGAGATCGTGACGGATTCTGTCCTTATTATAAAAAACCATCATTACCTCTAGGGGACCCTCCCATTTCACGTTTCTAAACTTACAAGCCTTAGAGGAAAGACATATCTCTTTCATGGCTGCCTCGTGCCAATTGTTAAATTTCTCACTGTTGGCAATAAATCTATTACCAGTGCGTGAATTTTTCAAAATCCGTTTATTATTCTTTTTACTCGGAACCTGACCCGCAATATCAAATTTAACCTTCGTCATCACTTCCTTTCGTTGTCTGTTGGTCGATTATCTTGACCAACAATCTTAATGTCGTTGACGTCTACAAACTCCGCTCCACAGGCTGCGGCTACTTGATGATATTTATCTTCAAAGTCGGTTACACTAAGTTCTATAGTTTCAAGTACAACATCGGTAAACTCATTTGGTGCAGACACTAGGATTGCTTTTCGGTTTTCAGTGTTGTCGCCGAGATAAATTAGTTTTTTAGGGTAATAGCCATTGCTTGTCATAGCACGTCCTCCGCCTTGATAATTTCAATCTCTGATTTATCAACAGTGCTATCAACGTTATAAATCTCATCAGCGTAGTACTCTATAATGTCTGCAAAACCTGGTTTCGATATAACGCTATCACTCGTAGCAATCCTTTCGGCTTCATCCTCAGTTTTTGCCTCAACAAAAACAGTACCCTCTTTTACTATTCGAACATTGACTTCGTAAATCATTGATATCTCCTTTATTTATACTAGGCATAACTTTTAGTAGTTCCACCTCTGTTATTTTATTCTCGTTTATTTGTAGTTGGTTATTTCATCCACGTTTCACCGTCATCATATGGATTGACGCCATTCACAAACTTGCCGCAATTAGGACACATTGAGGCAGCGTCAGGATAACCTCTTACTGGATACGGCTTTAGCGATGCTTGGTAGGCTTTCCAGTTTCTACTGTCGCCTCGGATAAGCAATATTTCGTCATCGCAACAATCGCGTTTTACAATCCACCTATCCTTGTCCATATTGTCTGTGTAATCAAACACCCAATTGCACCATTCGATTTTAGGAGTCATTATTCTATCTCCCTTCCATTTTTAATCTGCATTTCGACCAAATAATCATATAGCTTGCCAGCATCCGTGATATGCCACTCTTTGCGGCGCTTTTCGTCAGTAATATAGCAGCTTTCAGACACTTCGCCAGCATGCGGCGCATCCCAGAGCCACCAGCTAATTGTTTGATCAGCGTCATTAAACTCATCTTCAAGCGTAATAACCAGATTAGTTACTAGTTGTGTTATGTAGATAGCGGTTTCGTCGGTTATACCACCAAGTAATTGACTTATCTCGCTATCTCTGCGCTGCTGTGCTTGAATATGTGCTATTATTTCAATAAATGTTTTGCGTTTCATTACTTCCTCATCTCTTTAATCTTTTCCATCTATAAATCCTTAATCTAACTTATTAAGTACAATCTCGTATTTGCCATCATCAAGCGTAATCTCTGCGCGTCTGCCCTCTGACATTTTAAGAACTTCTACAATAAGGTTGAGAGATAATTCTAATTTAATTTCTACTGGCGCTAAACTCCATAAAACTTCTAGTGGTTCTGGCATATAATTCTCCTTTTAATTTTTCCTCAACCGCAGAACTGGTACTGGCAACCTGTAAGGAGGACACCGATGGCGCGCTAAGCGGCTGATTGCTCGCACCGCCCTCACGCCCCGAACACGTTACCAGTATCGGCTATATAAGGCGATGATTTGCCGAGTTTTAATTTCCTCACATTCGAGGGAATTAGGTTTCGTAAAGTCACATCACATGCTACGAAGCTTTCTATCAATAAGCAGATACCCCTAAGCTCATGATTAGGTACTTATTTTCAAGATAGCGTCTACCTATTCCGCCACTTATATAGCCAGTTGACAACACCAATTTGTATATCATTAAGTGAGTTAATTACTTTAAGGTTTGATGTTGCCAGTTGATAGCACCAAATGATAGTTGTGTAGAATAGAAAAATAGGCATACAATTTTTTCCCGGTAAACAAAAAAGGTGCGTTGGTGCTACCAGTTGAACAGACGATACACGTTGCACTGCAGGTTGCTTCAATTCCAGCTCACAACGTTTCACGGTTTGAGACAGCGCACCGGGCGGGTGTGGTGCGCCGACAGAAAGGAGTTGTGCATATCATCTGTCCAGTTCTGCGGTTGAATTGTTAATGTTCTAAACCATTTTTCCCAAGTGGGGAAATTGGTTTTCTACAGGGTACAATTTGTACCCGTTTATTTACGTTTGCTTATGCGACCGCCTTTTTTACCTGCACACTTCTTCACGAAGTGAGGACCGTCGATTAAGTCGCAATCGCATTCAATATCTTGCGCAAATCCTTTACATGTTCCGTGACTTGCAAATGTAGCAGAACCGCCCTTTCGTCCAATTTCTGCATAAAAGTTAGGGTTGCTTGCTAGGTTTTTCTGAGCGGCTTTCAATCCGCCCTGCTTGGTTCCTGACATTGTCTCCTCCTTACCCCCGTAGGGTACATTTAGCTTTCGTTTGTATCTGACGGGTCAATTCCAAAATAAATCTTCCAATCTCGCTCGTTTTCTTTGATGGATTTTTCAGCGTCTTCCTTTGTTTCGTAACGGATGATTTCGCCTGAGTCATTCCAGAAGCAATCACAACATTCTAGCTTTTTATTTATATAGTCATAGTCGACTATGTAGCCACCGTTTCCATTTTCAAAATCTGGCTTAAACGTTGATGTTCGGCGTAATCTGACTTTGGCTAGTTTACGTTCTTTGGCTTTCCTGCATGCTTCTTCGGTAGGATAGACAAGACCCAGAGCTAGACGCTCATTGTCTACATGATAGCCACGCCAAATATCTGAACGTACATCTCCGTAATCACTAACGTAGAAATACTCATCACCATCTTTGGGTTTATAGTGAATACTGTCTACTGGTTCTTTGATTTCCTCAAACCACTCTGTGAGAATATTTGGAAACTTTTCAAGCGTCGATTGGGCGTAAGCCATAATACCAAAACCGCCATCATCATAGACCAAAGCACCATATTCAGATATATAGAATAAATCTCCAGCTTTGAACGTTGGTAAATCTTTTAGAAGTCTATACTGCTTCATACTTACTCCTTAGCCAACTTAGGTCGCTCGCCTTCAATTCGACTGTCTAGTATTTGATTGATTCGGTGAATAATATGTTCTCGCTCATTTAATTCTTCTAGAGCCGTATCCTTCATTTCTAGAAGGTCGATAGTACTCATCTCATCTAGTGATTGATAGTCGTCCTCATAATAAGGTCTTACTTCTTTCTCCACTTCTTCTCCTCCTTCATCCATTCTTCGTCTTGTTTAGCTATTTCGCATTCTGAAATAGCTACAAGAATTAGAATTAGTGCTATGAATAGTATCCAAATCAGTATGTACATTCTTTTTTCTCAATATCTATAAGCCAATAACCCAAATTAATAATTTAACAATAGCCGCACCCAGCAGCGTGAACACCAACGTCGTCAAGATTACTAAAACACCCGCTGCAAAATACTGTATTTTATCAGCAAAATCTTTATTGTTATCCATTTTTAATACACAATCCTCTCTCTTAAGATATAGCCCCTATCCAATACGATTTCTATAATTTCGGCATGATGTCGTTTATGAGACTTCTTCACTAACCGGGCGGCTCGGCGGTTTTGACAATAAATTCTCCGCATACGACCTTTGTAGTCAAACCACTGAACAAAATAAATATGACGATTAAACAGTTTACTCTGAAATACGTCTTTAGTGTCAGAAAAAGAATCTTCTGGCTTAAGCAGTAGTTTTATTTTTTTCCAAATCATAAACACTTTTGTATTCCTCTCTTTCCTTAAGCCCAATGCGGTACAAAATACCTTTTAGTTTCGTCGTACCGGCAAACGAATATCCGCAATCAAAGCCATGCACTTTGTAGTGATAGAAAATTGATTGCAATAGGACCATTTCTTGCAAATCATTCTCGGCTTCATGTTCGTAAATTGTAGCCCATTTTTTGCCATTGCTATGTCTACCAACACCAACTATGGCTTTTGCATGTCCCATCAAATCAAATTCGATGACGCGCTGCTCATCTTTTACGATAGTCCTAGCTAACATTCCAGGCACAAGATCGTCTGACCATATCGTAAATGGATCATCCATTTTACCCCTCCGTTTCTTATAGATATTTGAGATATTTTCCGCTCGTATACACTGACCACGCCTTATACCCTTGCCCTCGCCAAACGTGATAGGCACAGGCAATATTTGTAGTCGGATCATGACTATCACAGCGTTCGCGTCCAGGTAAAATCCTTACCTGAAATAGCGAGACTGAATAACCATATGTTCGACCGTTTTGTGTAAATATTAGGCTTGTATCGCCTGTTGCGTTTTCATTACACGAACTTTCAGCTTGCATAATAGCTTTCATAATTCGCACGTCCCAATTGTATTTCTCAAGTAAAGGTTGAAACCTTTCGCAGCCGCCTACACGCCCTGCCTCCACAGCAGGTTTTTGAGGTGTAGGCGAGGCTTCAACCTTTGGTGCGGCTGTTTCCTTGAGCGACGGTTGCCGCTTCTCCGCCACTACTGTTTTGACACTTCAACTTTGACATTCTTGACGATTGTCGCCGCTTCAGCTTTGACTTGTTCAGTCTGGTGCTTTTGGTAATACATACCGCCAACAAAGGCGATGATCGCTGTGATCAAGATAGTAATTATGATAGTTTTGATAGTTTCAATATTAAGTTTTTTCATTTTTTTCTCCTTTTTCATTGTTTTTTAAGCAGCCAGCGGTGGACACGTTGACATTTCGATTTCAATTACGCGAGTAAAAGTAAGACGAAAAATGTTAGTTTTTGGGTATAAAATTAACACTACATAGGTGGACACGCATCCACCGCTGGCTGCTCATTTATTCTTATATAAAGCCAAAGTAACATCTATTAAGAATTTGCCTACAATCTCCCTCGCTCATCTTTTAATCATCTCCGTCAAGACTAATCCATTTTTTCTCCGGATGACTAAACGAATTCAGCTTCTGATATCAGCTTAATCTCAATTTGTGCTACGTTGTTAAAGTACTTTATTTCGCTCAACAGCATGTCTAATCACACGTCAGGCATGCTCTATCAGAGAAACAAAGCAAAACAGAAAAACCCGCTGGCTCTCTACTTCCAGCGGGTTTTGCTATACAACAAAAAAACGTCCTGACAGCTATCAGGACGTTTACCAGAAACTTATTTCAATCGTAGGAACTTGGTGAGGTGCGCCTCCCCATAACTACGACT